CCCGTCTATGGCGCTTATCAGATCCATTGAGCGCGGCGACGGCGACGGCCCTGTCTGCATTATGCAGTTGATCCATGCGGCGCAGTCCGGATCGCCTCAGTTTGGCTTTATGGCTTGGCTCGTGGCGAAGGTCATGACGTTTGGCGGTGCTAAGGTTGATGACGGCGAGATCTTCATGCAAATGATGGACGCCAAAAAGGAAGCGTTGTCGCTTTACATCAATTGCATTGACGCGATCAGCCCCGCGCCAAAGGTGGACAAGGGAAAAAAGCCAAAGCCCCCCGTCGAGTAGCTTTAGGCGCCGCGCAGGTTGGGGGCATAAATTGGGACGTTATGTATCTGACTGCGCGGCAATGGGGCATCCAGCCTAGCGAGTTCTGGGAAATGACAATGGCGGAATGGTTTTGCGAATACGACTTTCACAATTCCACCAGAGCGGGACGATTTGCGGGCAAGCTAACTGAGTCCGTGGTCGATGAAATGCTAGAACTGTTTGAGGAATAACAAATGGCACTGCCTGAAGTAAAAGTAAGAGTCACGGCGGACACGACGCAGGCAGAGGCGGGCTTAAGCCGTGTTGACAAGGCCGTGACTGCAACGGCAGCAAAGACAACGACGGCAACGACCAAGACCGCCGGAATGACTGGCGCGATGGGGCGGCTAGGCAGCGTGTCCAACGTAACCAGAGGCCGCATCCAGCAAACATCGTTCCAGCTTCAGGATATTATCGTACAGCTTCAGGGCGGCACACGCGCGTCTGTTGCCCTGTCGCAGCAATTGCCGCAAATGGCTGGCGCGTTTGGCGCGGTTGGTGCGGCAATTGGTGTTGGTGTCGCGCTTGGTATTCCAGCGGTTGCGTTGGCTATGAATGCGATGAGGACGGCAAGCGTTACCTTAGAAGAACGCATGGAAGCCCTTGAGGAATTGTCGGACTCTCTGACAGCAACCTTAGACATTCTGAAAATGAGCGTGTCTGAACTATCGGAAGAATATGAGGGCGCGTCGTTACGCGTGCGAGAACTTGCGGCATTGCAGGCGGGCATCCAGATTGCAGCAGCCACGGCGGCATTCGCTGACCAAGCGGAAATGCTCAAGGAAGTTTCCACTCAATTTATAACGTCGTCAGAAAGCGGCGGGCGGTTTGAAAGCACAATAGGCCGCATCACTGAGGCGTTTGGCACAAATCGCACAGAGTCGATTGCGTTAGAGGCCGCGCTTCAAGAATTGTACACTGCGGAAGGGTTTGAGGCGCAGCAAGTAGCGCTTGAGGGCCTGAGCCGTTTGATGCGCGAGTTTGGCGTTGATGCCAGTAAATTGCCCCCTGAGTTTGTCAAGGCGCTTGACGAAATGATTGACCTGTCGCGGGAGACAGACGGAGCGCGAGTCATTGCGGATCAATTGGCTGAGGCTGTTGCGGATATTGCGCCAAACATTGACCCAGCGACAACTGCGGCAACTGCACTAAAAGAAGAACTTGCGGCGGCATTGGGCTTAATGAACAGCATTAACCAGCAATCATCGCTGACGTACAGCGGACGCGGCGGCGACCCTAGCAGCTTTAGCAATGATTACACAAACGAACAGGGCTACAAGTCTCCTGCCGATCTCATAAAGGAGGCAGGCGCTAAAGAGGGGGCAAGGGGCGCAAGGACCGCAGAGGCAGCAGAGAAGGCACGCGCTGCCGCAGTTGAGGCACTTAGAGAAAGCCTGCAAACAGAGGACGAAATCCTTGAGGAATGGCGCGCGTCCAGCTTGCAAACCCTTGCCGAGGCCAACGCGGAAGAATTGGCCGCAATGGGCGGTCATAGTCAGGCCAAGTTGCGCTTGGAGGCAGAGTATCAGGAACGGCTTGCAGGTATGCGGCAGGGATACCATGGCGACGGGCTTGCACAGGCAGGAGCGTTCTTTGGCGACATGGCAAACGCAATGCAGGGAGGATCTGAAAAGATGTTGCGCATTGCCAAGGTGTTTGGCGCGGCGCAATCGCTCATCAACAGTTACCAAGCATATACAGAGGTGCTAAAAGACCCCACCTTGCCATGGTTTGCACGCATTCCGGCTGCTGTCGGCGTATTGGGCGCGGGTCTTGGCATGGTCAACGCAATTAAGGGCGTGTCGGCTGGTGGTGGCAGCAGTGGCGGCGGGGCTGCGGCGTCTCCATCGGTCCCATCTGGCGGTGCGTCAGGTGGTGGCGGATCCCCAACAAATGTGGCAATATCGCTTCAAGGCGGGGATATGTTTGGGCGCGATCAAGTTATTGGCCTGATTAACTCAATTAATGAAGCCGTTGAAGATGGCGCAATCGTGAGGCTCGTATGACGGTTATATTCCAAACAGGTTACACGCTGCCGGGTAGCGACGAGCCATTAACCAACGCAAGGATTGCGCACAGCCTCAACTGGCTTGCGGGTGGCACTGCAACGGCATCAACGACTGCTACGGGCTTCTTTGCCAACGCACCGCTTAACAGCCTGACGTATGAGTTCTGGAAGCCTAGCGCCATTCCGGCAACGTGGGAATACGACCATGGGTCAACCGCTGAGTGTGACTATCTTTGCATTGCTGCGCATACAATGGGGACCAACGGAAACACGCTTCAAGTGCAGTATTGGAACGGCTCAAGCTGGACCGGCGTGATCGCGGCAACAGCAATCACCAACGACAGCCCGATCATGGTGATATTTGAACCGCAGACACGCCAACGGTGGCGCATATCAATCACCAACGGCACGGCACCCACTGTCGGCGTGATTAAGTTTGGCAAGGCGCTGCAGATGCAACAGGCGATCTATGCAGGACATGCGCCAATTGATATGGCGAGGCAAACAATCTTGCGATCTAATTTCTCTGAGACTGGAGAGTTTTTGGGCCGATCAAAACAGCGCAACTATCTGTCCACGTCGTTTGACTGGCAGCACTTGCGCACGGCTTGGATTGAAACCAACTGGCCCACGATGCAAAAGGCCGTTGAGTCTGAGCCGTTCTGGATTGCTTGGCGACCTGTTGTCTCATCTGCGGTCGGGTATTGCCAAACGGACGAGGTGCCAATCCCAAGCAAAATGGGCGTTAAGGATTTTATGGCCGTACAACTGACAGTGCGGGGCCGTGGCTATGACTGAAACAACGCCGGGCCGTGAACCAATCCAGATCGTTGAGATCCAGCAGCCTATTTGCGCAAACGTGTTCGGCGTGTCGCCATGCGCCGCGACAGGCACGAACGATACAAAGTGCTACAACACGCGCGGGACATGCCGCGACACTGCCAACTTCGCGCTAGATACGCCGCTTAGTCTGTTTTTCTCGTCTGGCAAGGTTGCAGAGCAGCACGTCAGCGGCACCAACTATATCATTCCGTCCCTTATGGGGGTGTCTACGTCACCAACGCGCATTAACCTAGCATCGGCCAGCCTTGACGCTCAGGGGCTTGGAAATCGCGCCCTATGCACCATACGCATCAAAGACCACCCGCACAGCGACCGCGTTGTTGATCCATACGTCGACGGCAGGTCATGGGACCCGTTAAGCGCGGATCGCGGCTCGTTCTGGTCGCGCTGGATGGTGCGCAATAAATACCGCCAAAACATCGTGCTGAAAGTTTACGAGGGATATTCGGGGCAGGCGTTGTCTGCCATGGTTGTGCGCACGTATTTCCTCGATAGCGTTCAAGGGCCTGACGACGCGGGCAACATGACAATCAAGGGCAAGGATGTTCTTGCGCGGATTGAAGAACGCAAAGCGCAGGCGCCGGTATTATCTAAGGGCGAGTTGTTTGCGGACATCGACGCGGCGGTCACATCGTTTGAAGTATCAAATGCGGTAGAGGCTGAATACACGGCCACTGGTACTATCCGCATCAGTGACGAAATCATGACCTACACGGGGCGCGCAACGTCCACAAACGGCGTGACGTTTACCGGCGTGACGCGCGGCACGGATAATTCGACAGCGGACGAACACACCGCAGACGACGCGGTGCAGCAATGCCTGCGATACACTGACATATCGATCGATGATGCAGTGTCGGATTTGCTGACGACATACGGCAACATCGGATCGGCGTTTCTTGATACAACCAATTGGGCAACTGAGGTCAGCTCGTATCTGGTTTCTTATCTGTTAAGCACATTGATTACAAAGCCGACTGCCGTGTCGTCATTGGTGTCTCAGCTTCAATCACAGGCGTTGTTTTATATTTGGTGGGATGAACGGGACGCGCTTGTAAAGCTCAAGGCCATTCGCGGGATTAGTGTTGAGCCCGTGCTGCTGACCGACAGCGCAAACATCATATCCGGATCGTTTAGCCTGACTGAAAAGCCACGCGAACGCGCGTCGCAGGTCTGGGTGTATTATGCTCAAGACGACTTCACAAAAGCGCAAGACGATCCCGACGCGTTTGCATCGCAGTTTATCAACGCCAACTTGGAAAGCGAAACAGACGAACTGTATGGGGAGCCGTCAATCCGCAAGATATTTGCAAACTGGATCTCGCCCCTTGTTTTGGCGCAAAACACTGCGGACAAAATCATTACCCGATACGTTGATGTCCCTGCTCAAGCAATGTTTCGCATGGACGCCAAGGACCGTTCATTGTGGGTTGGTGATACCGTTCGCATCAGTCACTACCTTGATCGCGACCAGTACGGCGCGCGGCGTGTTCGCAACTGGACAATAACCAGTGCTGAGGAAGTTGCGCCAAGCGAGGTTGTGCAGTACCATGCAGAAGATACAACCCTATACGGAAAGATTCATTTTGTAATGGCAAACG